TCGCTCACAACTCCTTATACATTTACTGGGTTACAGACAAATTATGGGTACTATTTTCATTTATCGTCTGTGAACGCGCGTGGAGAACAGTTACTTCCCACCGTGTCGAGCACGACAATGTACACCACACCAACACTCACTGGATTTTCAGCAGGTAACCCGACAGAGACCACCGTCGACCTCACGTGGGACATACCGATCAATAACGTAGGATATTATAATTTTCTGTGTATCATTACTTCAAACCCGGCGACCACAGAGCAATCTTACAGTTACCCCCCTCCATACACGTTCACCGGGTTAACACCTGACACTGAGTACACATTCACAATCACACCTAAAGTCGGACCACCCGAAGTGACCGGCGATCCGGTAACGTCTGACTCGATAAGCACCCTTCCGTAATAATAAAATGCATCTTTGGTAAGAGATGCCAGTCAACCCGTTTGATGGCCGCATAGACAAGACGAGTGACATGCTCTCAATTTCAGGGACAGCGGTGCTCCTCTCAGGGGGTGGCATCATGCTTGCAGTCCTCATTGACAAACAATTTGCTGCTTTGTCAAGGAGATATCCTCGAAGTGCTGTGCCTCTTGCGTACCTCCAGGTCTTTATGTGTGCTGCGGTACTCACGTTCCTGTACCTGCTGGGTCCGACGAGCGTCGTCCTGCATTTCCAGCGTTCAATCCCAGGGCTCATATTCCCGGGAATGTTCTTCAACGTCCAGAGCAACGTCTTTGATACATTCCAGGCAATGCGTCTTCCCACAATTTAATTTGTCTACAACTAGTATAAATGGGAACCGGTCACTGCCCACCGCCACCAGACCCCGAACCAGTCGCTGTTCCCGAGCCGGTCCCTGAGCCGGCCGTTCCCGAGCCGGTCCCCGAGCCCGCTCCAGTCGTCCCGGAAGTTGAGGACGAAGAGGAAGAGGACGATGGGGACGTCCCAGTGGCTCGCTCAGCAGCTCTGATCGAGGAGTCACTGAACGCGTCGCTCGATTAAAAATTGTTAGCATGGTTCCCGAGTTGTTCAAAAAACATACCAGCGCCGAGACCGAGACCGAGCACAACACCCGTGCCCATCACAGCGTAAGCTGGAACCAGGCTCTTCCCACTCTCTTTGGCCTTGGAAAGCATATTCATACCGATGATTAGAAAAAACATACCGATCGCAAGAAACAAAATTTGTGCCGTCATAATCCCGGCACCAATTTTGAAAGCGTTTGCAAAGAGACCCATTTGCTTTTAGTTGTGAAAATTATTCAGTTAGCCCAATTGGCACGTAGTGCCCTTTGTGCGCCGCTGCGCGGCGAAGGAGTCCTTCGGACTCCTTTTAAATTTCCTGGTATCCCACCTTGATCTCACCGTCGACGACGAGGGTCGGGAATCCAGAGACGAAGTTGGGGCACTTGCCCTGAGCACAGTCCACGAACGTGTACTCGGTGCCCTTCTCCTTGAAGTAATCCTTCTGCTTGGTGCACCATGGGCAGGAATCCGAGCCGTACATGGTGACGCCTGGACCGCTCGGGGGGCTGTCCTGCTCTGGCGGCACAAACTCAGTCTCCTTGGACGTGCTGGGCTCAGGGACGTATGAGCTCTTGGTGCCCAGCCACCACTTGTACACGTAAAAGGCGAGAACGCCGATAATCACAGCGAATGCGACACGCATAATAATAGAATCACGATCCATCCGTACGGTCTCTACTGTACGATCGGAAAAAAGAAATCAGGACGGTGGCGCGGGCGGGACGAGGGAACCCACGATTCCCTCGAGAGCTGCGAGGCGAGCTTCGAGCGCTGCGTTCTTGGTTGAGAGTTCTTGTATGGCGGCTGTGAGATAAGAAACTAAATAAGACTTGTCTATGCCTTGGGGTTTAATATTGCCATCAGAGTCAACAGCGTCTTTTTCTCCGACGACCGCATCTGGAACCACCTCTTGGAGCTCGTGCGCAATGAAGCCATGGCCAGGACTTCCATCAGATTTCCATGTGTACGTGACGGGTCGAAGTCGGGCAATGACGTCCATCGCCATCGTGATTGGTTGAACATTCTCCTTGAGTCTGTAATCAGATGCGCTGGTATATGATGTGGTTGAACCACTCGACGTAATCGCACCTGTCGCAACTCGATTCGAACCGTTATCGGTCCAAAATTGAATCTGAGTTCCAGAAGTTGAATCAATACCTAAACTATGACCAGAACTACGGCTAAAAAATCGTCCGTCTGATCGGAGATTAATTCCATTCAATCGTCCAAAAGTCGGGTCGGTATTCGTAGTCCCCACATATACTGTACCAGACATGTACGCCGCCCCTGAAACTTCTAGAGGATAGCCAGGATTCACCGTCCCGATGCCGACGTTAGCACCCCTGGGATTCAAGGAAATAGGCATGAGCCCTATAAACGTGTTGACTCCCTGGATATATGTGTATCCTAAAGAGGCTGTCGACGTGTTGGAGCTCACACCTATGCGCAAGTTCCCGACTCCGTACGCACCTATTCCAGAAAATGTCTTTATAGAAAACTGTGCCGAATCATCGAATGATGGATCGTAACCAGCGGCTGGATCTTTTGAAAGAGGTAAGTTACCTACAATCAATGTACCGTTTCCACCTGTTGCAATCTGCGTGTTTGAAACGATGTTTTGGGCGTTGACGGTGAATATCGTCGTCCCTGCGGCGTTCGAAACCTGAAGCGGCCCACTGGGACGCGTCGTCCCGATGCCCACATTCCCTGCTGCGTTCACGAAGAGCGCCGTAGCTCCGGTGGTCGTGCGGAATGTCGCCACGTTCCCCGTCCCGAGCTGCTGGACGCTCAAGGCGTTGCCGGATGCCGTGTTGCCGAACACGAAGCAGTTGCTGGTGTTCAGGACCACGGGGACGCTTGGGACGCCCTGATTGAACGGGGTCGCCATCTACTCTTTGCACACGAATTTACTCCTACGGGATCACGACTCTTGTGGAGTCGGTCTCTGGGGCCAAACAATGTTAAAAGGATCTGTTTGAAGAGTCACATCACGCAACTGAGCACGGTACTGGACCCACTCGGACTTGTTGGGCACCTCGTAGTCGGTCACGCTGCAGGTCCAGTCGGAATCGTACAGCTTCTGGCGCTGCTGGGTGCGCACGGAGGTCCATTGCCACTCGACGTTCGGGACGAGGGTCACGGAGCCGTCCTCTGACTTGGCGGGTTTCACAGAGTCGGGGTCGACTCCGTTCTCGGTCAAGAGGTGCGTACAGGTCTCGAGAGGGTACTGCTCCAAGTACTGCTCTGGGAAGGTTGTTGGGTACCTGAAAACCTCCCGAGCCCCTGAATCGACGACGATACGCCACGGCATCTTCTATTATAACTCGGCAGAAAATCCTATGTACTTGCCAACCGACATGTACAACATACCCGACCCGCCTGCAGTGAGGCCTGAACCATTTGACAAATTTATTCCGATAAGGTTCCGTGTCAGACTCGCCACGCCATTCCCCGTGCCGCCTATGGTGGTGAATCCCAAATTCAGGTTGGCGGAGTATAGGTACACATCATTCGTTGTATGTGTTGTTGTTCCCTGAATCATTGATGATGTGTATGCACACGTGTTTGAAGATGATGATATGTCTATAATTGTAGGTTGGGAGCGCATGGAGGTTGGCACCACTATAATACCCGTGGCCGACACGGTGTTGATGGCGGTAGCTATACCTAATGGTTTAAATGAGCCATCCCCTGTAAACCGCACATAATACCTCTGACAGAGGGATAGTTCTATCCCGAACGGGCGAACCTCGAACGGCGTGGCCACGGAACCTTTCTCGAGCTGGACGCCGGTGATGTACAATGTCGCGCCGTTCGTAGCCACGAAGTTGACGGAACCGGACACGCGGACCTTATCACCAGCCACCCATGTACCGGGTGCCGACGTGGCGTATGACGTGTCAGAGGACCCAAGATCCCACCAGAGCCTACATCCGGCAGTGTTTGTAGATGGGAAGTTGACGGTGTATCCACTTGGCGGTGGCGGTATCACGATTACTATTTGTTGCCAAGTGTTCGCATTTGATATAGTGTATTGAACAGAATACGACGGCTGGTTGCCATTCCCACCTACCACGTTAAACGTGAAACTCCCCGTGACGCTAGAACGCACCCAGAAACTCAGGGTCGCGGGAACTCCATAAGACGTTCCCCACATCAAGTCGGCAATGTTGTAGCCTTCGATGTACTGCCCCGCACCATAAAAATCAGACGTGACGGTGGTATACGCCGATAGTGACGTGATGAGAAAGCTATTCACAAAACCCATACCAGTAGGAACAACCGAACTTTGCTGGCACGATATTTTACCCGCGAGTCGACCCAGAACCCAGAATCGATCGGCTGCGTAATTATACGCGGCGGCCGTGTTAGTAATGGCCGAACTCGCCGACCCTCGCTGATCTACTCTCACGTCCCCATTAATGATCCGATTCCTAAACATCAACGGATTCCCCGCGCTCAATGTACCCGCGACCACGGCGCTACCAGCAACCTCCAGGGCCTGGGTTGGTGTGGTAACACCGACCCCGAGCCGGCCGTCCGCCGAGACGCTCGGGCCCTCGATGGTGCCGTTGAGGGTCCATTCAGGCAAACCTATTCCCGTGCCGTTCGATACTATATTGATCACGATACGGAAGTAACTGAACGCCTGAGATGCTTGAACCTGGTAAGTGTTATAGGCGCCTGATGTCCACGTCGCACCTGAACGTTGGTCGATGAGGAACCAGTTGGTTCCATCGCGCGAACCCAAGACATACCACGCACTGAGTGTGTTGGAAGGTCCCGATTGTGGAAGGATTGAGTAACTTGAAAGCACAATTGAAGAAGGTTTCTGAATCTGAAGCCATTCACCGGCGTATGATGTTCCGTTCACGTCGACCGTACGTACAGTACCTCCGTAAGGAACATTGGTCGTGTAAGAATACGAGCCACCCCACTGCGTTGCGGAACTTTTGTCGAACGCATACCATGCATAGTACGCACCAGGTGTGTATTCCGTTGACGCACTCGCCACGTACGTCCCCTGCCCGTACCCGCAGTTCAGAGTGGTGGCGTAGGTGGTCATGGCCGCGGGCGGGAACGAGAGAACTCCGGAGGAGTTCGCCCCCCCGAATTTGCTCGTCAGAACTCGGCCGGGCGCCGGCGCGTTCCGTAGCAGTAGGACGGTTCCGTAAGGCAGGCCGGCCTGTGTCGTTCCTTGGATGGGCTGGAGGGGGCCCGTGGGCGGGGTGAATGAGGTTGTGTAGAGGGCGGCGCCGCGGATGAATCTGAAGTTAGACAAGTATCCAATGTTCGTTCCGGAAATACCAACCCAATAATCGATGTTTGTATTATTTGTTCCAGTGTATTGGAACGTGCCGGTGACTTTGGGAACCACCGTGACCGCACCGTTGACGGCCAGATACACTGTTGACGTAGATGCGATATACGAAACGGCAAGGTGGTTCCACTGATTCAAGGGGACTGTACCTCCCACGAAGCTACCGGAGGTTGGTGAGGTGATACCAGCACTGTACAAAACAAGTTGGTTTGGATAATTTGATTGTGAAACATACATGAGAATGTCACCGTCCCGGCTTAAGAGACGCTGGTCATATGGACGTGATGTATGATACACGAAACACTCCATAGTGAAATCGAAACTCGTCCAGTTGTAGGCAAATTGCGGCTGAACCCCAAAAGAAATGCGAGGTGCGCTCCCCCCCGGAAAGTACACGGACCCCTCCCCCGCAAACGGCCCAAATGAAGAATACACTACGGTATTCGCCACGGTCGCCGTGTTACTCACGACGTAGGCCGGAATATTGAGACCCGAGCTCGAAAAGTCCTGTGGGACGTAGGCTGCCGTGGATGTGTTGGACGTGCCGTAGATCGCCTGAGCCGTGATCGTCGGGACGTTCAGAGTTTGGGAAACGATGACGTTGCCCGCGTAGTACACGTTCGCCGCAAAGACGTTGCTGGACATTGCGTTCTACTAAGAGGGGGTATTTATTTGGGGCCACTCGACGGCGTCCAAGTCCTGCACCTCTTCCGGCAGATCCCGGAGAGCCTGTCTGTAGTCGGCCCAGGCTGACTTTTTCTCGGCGGACAGGTGCGCGTCCTGAAGCTGCGTCCAGTCGCAGGCGGCGAGGCGGGCGTTGCGGTCGGTTCTGAGTTGAGTCCAGTACCACGCGACGTTCGGGACGAGGGTCACGGAGCCGTCCTCTGACTTGGCGGGCTTGAAGGAGTCTGGGTCGACTCCGTTCTCGGTCAAGAGGTGTGTGTATGTGTCCAGAGGGTACTGTTCCGTGAACTGCTCTGGGAAAGTGGTGGTGTACCGAAGCACCTCCTGAGCATCCGAATCAACGACGATACGCCACGGCATCTTCTACTAAGTTACGAGGTTAAAGTTCGGCGGAAATGGCCCAGTACTTTCCTGCAGTGGATGGAATGACGAGCGCCCCCGCCCATCCAGCCGTCAGACCACCGGCGCCACCACTCAATTGAATCGTTGCAGCACGAGTACCTGGTGGGACTAAAGCGCCTGGCGACGCGCTTACAGTTGTGAAATTAAAATTTGAACCGGCAAAGTAACCGTATATATCGTTATTTGACGCGGTGGTTCCCTGTATTATAGTCCCGTTGGGATACGCTGCAGAACCCTGAGAGCAGAAAAATGTGCTCGGTGACGCACGCATA